CGCTTGACCGGTATGGGAAGTTGTGATATCTGCTGTTCCCTAGGATACGGATTCCGGGGAACCGGAAGATAACGCCCGGTCAGGCGGAGAATCGCGCGAACTGCGCGTCGCCGACGAGTTCGTCGGGGCGGATCTGGTCCGCGTCGATGGTGAAGATGATGTCGCGTCGCTGGATCTGCCCAAGCACGCCGACGCTGAGCACCTTGAAGACCTTGTTGTCGTAGACGATGCGGTCGAGCAGGTAGCGCTGGGACTCCACGTCGGTGCGGGTCAGCCCGGCCTTGTCGAGGGAGTCGATGCTCAGGGTCACGTGCAGGCCGTCGTTGTAGTAGAGGCCCCCATCCCGCTGTTCGCGCGATCCTGCGGTGTGCAGCACGTGCTGGCAGGGCAGGTCGATGGGACCGTAGTAGACGCGCCCGACGCCGGAGCCCTCGTCGTAGACGTCGTCCTCGACCGAGTCCTCGTGGCTGAAGCGGTAGTAGTCGACGTAGTCGCCGGAGACGGCCTGCTTCCCGCGCAGCGCGGCGTTGATCTGGTTGGTCTCGTAGTCGACGGAGAACCGGCCGCGACGGAAGTCGAGCCGGTTGGGGACCGTGACGGTGTTGGTAGGGATGTAGGGCCCCGCGACCTCGCCCCACTCGTTGGCAGGCATTACCAGCCCCAGCCCGCGTTCAGGCTGGAGGGGATGTCGCTCTCGTCCGCGTTGCGGTTGTCGATGGGCGGCAGGATCCGGCGAGCGGGCATGGTGTCGTCGTACTCACGCGACTCCCACACGGGCACAAGGCGACCGGTCTGGCGCGAGGTGCGACGCAGGTTGAGGGTCTCGACCCGGTGCAGGCCGACGTTCAACTGGGCGCACAGGTCGTTGTAGCGCTCCTCCAGCACCGCGATCTGGTTGCGGATCTGGGCGTAGCGCTGGGAGCGCGGGATGGACGTGCCGTCGGCGGTGTGGATGTCGACGTCGAGGGAGGCGTCCGTGGACAGGTCCCACAGCGACTCGATGGTGGCGAGCATGGCCACCAGAGGCACCTCGGCCTCGGGCAGGTCGTCCAGCGTCATGTCGCGCTCGATGTACTTGATGAAGCCACCCTGATCGCGGATGCGCTCTCGGGTCGAGCGCCCGCTGGTGTGCCGGGTGAAGGCCTCGTTGACGTACTCCTCGATCTCGCTGTCGAGGAACATCCCGGCGGACGTGCCCGAGACGATGAGGGTGTCGCCGGTGGGCAGCGGGACGAGCCCGTTCTTCTTGACGAACAGGGTGCCGTCGACGGCGTCCACCTCGTAGTCGGTCACGTCCACGAGGGGGGTCGTCACTCCCCCGCTCAGGTGCAGCACAGTAACGGCCGTGATCCGGGTCTCCGTGAGATCCCAGCGGCCGTTGTCCGTGCCAAGGCCCACGAAGGTCGACGTGAACGGTTGACTCTCGTCTCCCAGCCCACGCCGAACCTTCGCGATGGCCTCACTCAGAATGGTCACGCGGCTCCTACGACGAGGTCACCGATGTTGATGGTGAAGGTGTCGCCTGCCTTGGGGATGAAGGGCGTACCGATGGGGAAGACGCGGCGGATCGTGCCGCTCGTGCCCGTCTGCACCGTGACGAGGACGACGTGGTAGATCGTCTGCGTGCCGTCGGCCGTGAAGGTGAACGTCACCGCGCTCGTGTTCGAGGAGACGATGTCGGTGCCACCACTGGGGACGGCCGGGGCACCCCACGCAGCCGTCAGCCGCGCGTAGCCCGCGCCGACGTACTCCTGCATCGTCGCCATGGTGTCGGTGGACGAGATGTCGGCGACGAGCAACCCGAGATAGGTCGTAGACGTGCCCCGCAGGGTCACCTTGTCGATGACCTCTGCGAGGGTGGTGTCAGGGGACAGTGTCATGGGTTCGCTCCTTGCTCAGCCCGGCTCAGTGCCAGACGAAGCCCTTCTCGTCGAGGTAGTCGTAGACGTCCTTGGTCACCTTGTACTTCTGGTTCGGCTCGAAGTTGTAGTTCGTCCCCCAGCCGATGGTGACGTTCTCCAGCAGGGTGTTGACCCGCAACTCCACCTTGGGGACCTTGACCTCGACGTCCTCGACGAGGACGGAGTCGGCACCGGAGAGGTCGACGACCTCGTCGCTGACCTCGGAGGCCTGCGCGGTGATCATGGACGACCGCTTCGCGGCCTCCTTCTGCTCCTCCGCGAACTTGGCGGCGAGTTCGGCCTTGCGCTTGCCCGTCAGATCCTGCGGGTTGATGTTGGTGACCATGTGGTTCTCCTAAGTCGTGTCACGAGATGTGCATTCCAAGCGTATAGACGCATCCGCTTGACATGTGAATGCAAGAAGCCCCGGGCGAACCCGGGGCTTCTGCGTGGTGGCTCAGCGAGCGATGTACTGGACGATGACGTCGAGGTCCGAGCCAGCGACGGTCGAGCCGATCTGCACGACGCTCAGTTCCAACTTGTCGCCCTGCGAGAGCAGCGGCGAGTCGGGGCGCGGGTAGGTCGTCGACTGGAAGGTCCCGGCGGCGATGGTCGGGCGGTTCGCGGTCGTGGTGAAGATCGAGACACCGTTCTTCAGCACGTCGCAGATGAGCGAGGAGCCGGTGGGCGCGGTGCCCACGACAGCGGAGACCGAGATGACCTCGGCGTTGAACGGGAGCACGATGCGGTCCTTGCCCGCGCCGACGGTCTGCGCGCCGACCGACTCCAACTTGGTAATGGAACGATAGTCAGGCACGACGATCTCCTTGGGGTTGTGATGACATCCTCTTCATGGTAGCGGAAAGGCCCGCACCAATCGGTACGGGCCATCCGCTTGCCGCGAGAGCCTTGGTCAGGCGGTCTCGGCGATGAGGACCGACTGGTCCGTGATGAGGCCGAGGCCCCAGATGGAGTACCACGCGAGGGCGTGCTCACGACCGAAGTCGAGGATACCGCCGTCACGGAGTTCCACCGGGAGGGAGATGGCGTGGCCGAAGGCGTTGTCGCCGAGGAAGATCGACTGGTAGATGTCGACGTTGCCGCCGACGCCACCCTTGATCTTCTTGACCTGCGTGGTCTCGATGAAGACCACGTCGTTGATCCGACCGATCTCGCCGAGCATGAAGTTGCCGGGGGCGGCGTACTTCGTGACCTCGATGAACTCGGGGTCGTCACGCAGCGAGCGGGACTGGTGCGGGTGGACGAAGCAGACGTACGTCTCGCCGAGGCGCGGCGTGTTCTTCGTCGCGAGGGTCTCGACACCGTCCTTGACCACGGCCGTGGTGAACTTGTGGTTCGCCGTGAGGGCCGCGCGGTTGGCGGCGGCGACACCGTGGTCGTACGGCGACACGTTGGTGATGGTCGTCGAGCCGGACTTGTCGTAGCCGAAGATGCTCGACGACGCGGTCAGGAGCGTGTCACGCGCCGAGACGTCGAGGTAGGTGGCCATGTTGCGGCCGAGGAGACGCGAGGCCGAGGCCATGACGTCGTCGAAGGACGCGTTGAGCAGCAGTTCGCTGACGGCGACGGCGTAGCCGTGCTCGGCGACCGTGATCGAGAACTGCGTCGCGGAGAGCGCGTTCGTCTCCATGCGGACACCCTCGACCAACTGGCTGGCCTGACCGAGGTTGTTGTACCTCATGAAGTTGATCGTCAGACCGGGCTGCACGCCGAGTTCGGTCTTCTTGACCGCGAACTGCTCGAAGCGGAGGATGGGCATCGCCTGAAACAGGATCTCCTTGGACCAGATGGTCTGGATCGCCTGCGACAACTGCGAGTTCGCACCCGAGTAGTTGGTCGGGCTGCCGCTGAGGGCGCTGGTTCCCGTGATTGCATTCGCCATGGGCTTCTCTTTCGGTTATGCGGACGGGCCTAGTGCCCCGCGACTGTGGGTTGTTGAAAGTTTCGGTTCGGGTCAGCCGAAGAGGCCTCGGCTGGCCGACTCCCGCGCCGTGCCCAACTGGCCACGGAGACGGGCGTAGTCCGTCATGGACATGTTCCGGATGTCAGCCGCGCTGAGGTTGCGCGTCTGACCCGTCTGGCTGAGCGGGTCGTTGCCAGCCGCGTAGCCGCCTGTGGGGGCGACTCCGCGCGGGGCGGGCACGGGGGCCTGCTGCTGCTGCTGGAGAACCTGCTGCATGTTGCTGACGAGGGACTCGGTCGTCGCGGCGAGCGTCGCGATGCTGGCCTCGACCTCTTCGGGCGTGTTGCCCGACACGAGGTGTGCCAGTTCCGGCGCGATGCGACCGGCGTCGAGGGCGTCCTTGACCTTCGTCTGGGTGATCTCCCGGAGGGAGTTGAACTGGGCCTCCTTCTCGCGAAGGGCCCGCTCCTCGTCACGCTCACGCTGGATCTGGGCGATCCGCTCCTCGAACTCGGCCCGGGTCTGGGCGACGAGATCCTTGGCGGTCGACTCCTCGAACTGCTTGCGCGCTGCCTCCTCTGCATCCGCCCGAGCCTGCGCAGCGGCGGCGTCGATCTCGGCCTGCTTGGCAGCAGTGAGGTCGGACACCTGCGACTTCAGGTTCTCGATCTGCGGGTACAACTTGTCCTTCTCCTCCTTGCGCACCGACGCGAGAAGCGCGGCGACGGCGGGAGACTTCAGGAAGGCCTCCTCGTCGAAACCCTGCGGCTGGGCCGGGGGCGTCGCGGGGACGTTGACCGTGATGGTGGGCTCCGTGGGCGTCGGGACCTCGGTCTCCATCCGCATGTCACCGGAGATGCTCCGGTGGAAGGCGATGAGGTTCTCGATGGCACCCGGGGCCCGAAGGTCCATGGCGGCGAGGCGGGCGAGGTTCTTGCTCATGTCACGACTCCTGTGTTCAGCCAGTTCTACGAATGGGGCTCGATTGGCGGGGCGAAAGTTTCAACGTCTTTATGCTTGCACGCACCGAACCGCATTTTGTAATCTGGTTAGTTCGAGTCGGTTGGCAGGCGGCGCATGCCGGAGCGGGTGCCGTACGCCTGCGTCACGAGGTCGGCCAGCGCCTGCTGCTGCCCCTCGGCCGTGACGGCCTCCATCTGGTTCAGCGGGTTCGGCGCGGCAGCCATGGGGCTGGGCGCGGGGTTGTCCCCCGAGGCACTGTCCCCGCCCGGGCTGGGCTCGGGGGGTAGGGGCTCCATCGCGCCGTCCGGGCCGACGATCTGGCCGGTGGCGGCGGTGATGGCCGAGGCGAACTGGGCCTTGAGGAGGGTGAGGGCAGCCTCGTACTTGGCGTCCTCGATCATCTCCTCGAAGATCTCCTGCTGCTTCTCGTCGGGGAAGGCGTTGCCGAGTTCGCGCAGCGCGCCCTGCTTGGACTCCAGCCCCATCATGATCTTCATCTGCATCTCCTGCAGTTTGAGCATGGCGTCGACGGGCAGCGGCGGGGCCCACTCGATGTTGTGCTCGAAGACGAGGGGGTCGCGGGGGTCGATGATCTCCGGCTGGCCCTCCTTGATGAGGCCGTCGGTCTGCGGGTTGTACTGCAGGGTCTCCGGCTCGTGGATGAAGAGGGTCTCCAGCGCGAGGCGGTTGATCTTCTTCATCAGCGCGCCGTAGGTCAACTTCTTGTGGTTCCAGCGCTGCATCATCGGCTGGAACATGATCGCGAGGGCGACACCGGCAGTGTTGGAGATCGGCTGCATCTGGCCGAGGGCGCTCTCGGGCACCCCGGTCATCTCGTGCATGGCGCGCTTCAGGGTGTCGAGGAAGCCCATCGAGCCCGCGAGGTCTCCCATGCCTTCGAGGTTGTGCACCTCGGCGTCCTTGGGCAGACCACCCCAGACCTTGTTCGCACCCTTCTCCAGCGAGCCGGGCTTCGCGCCCTTGATGATCGTGACCGGGGCGGCGTGGTAGTTGATGATGTCGGAGATGTCCGACGCCTTCTCGTTGAACTCGCGGTTGA